CTAACTCAGCTGTATTTAAAATAGTCTGTGTACCATTGACAGTAAGATTACCAGTAACTACAACATTATTTGAGAATGTTTTGTTACCTGCAACTGTTTGCACTCCAGAGGTACGAACTACTGTGGAATCAACACTGATACCACCAGATCCTACACTAATACCATCATCAGCATCAGCTGAGAAAGATACACCAGTTAAGGTAATACCATTACCTGCGGTGTATTCTAAACCTACTACATCCCATGAAGATCCGTTATAGATTTTAACTTGATCATCTGTGGTGTGGTAATAAACTTGTCCAGTTGTAGGTGAACTGGGATTTGCAGTCAGTGTTTCTAATGCGAAATTCTCTATCTCTGAACCGCCTAGATCTAAACTACTGAGAAACTTAATAGCCATAATTTTTTTATTATATAATTTTAATTAAAATATGCTTTACCGCTTTGAGCGGTTCTAAAACTTATTGATACTGCGTTATCGCTAGTGTATTCTACCTCAGCAAAAACGACTTCTTCATCACTGTTCACAATAGTTACACTAGGTCTGGTGTTTAAATTGTGAGTAACTGCCCATGTTGCACTAGCTACGGATTGGTTATGCGTATAGCGCACATCAATCCACTGGATTTGTGTTCCAGTAGATTTTAAGACCTGCCCTGCCGTTCCAGTAGCATTGTCTTTATCCTTTACCTTACCGCTAAATTTAACAGAATCGGTATTGACATAAACTGGTATGGTATTACCATCACCATCAGACAGCTGTACCTCACCAGTAATTTCAGCACTGTCCGTAGTTTTGATCAGCCCTTTGTAGGTGTCCTTTACCTTATTACTTGTTAGCGTTGCCATGAATTTTGTCTATATATCGTTTTAAGCGTTGTAAATTGATCCGTTTAGGTTTGTATCGTTTAGATGTTCCAACCTCCGTAGTATGCATCTTTTTGCGGTTGCATGTCATCATTATTATTGCTAAAGTATTCTGGGTACTTATTAGTGTTAAAGCTCATGTAATCCATAAACCTCCTGCCGTAATGCTCTGCAATATCTCTGTGCTTATTGCTTAACATGTCAATTTCAGATTGCTCCATAGGAACACTGTTTTCACTGGTGTGCTTATACGCGCCTCCATTGCCGATTGTGTAGGCACTGTGAGGCAGATATTCACTCATAGCAAAGTGTATAAGCATCGGCTGAATGTAATCATCCAGAATGGTTATATAATCCGCTTGGAGGCTGTTATTAGTTATATCTGATCTGAGCTTATCATATAGCTTAGATCCTAAATAGGACTGTATATGGATCTCTTGTGCGATCTCAATAAATGGCAGGATCTTATCACTGTCCACATTACCAGAGATCACACTATTCTCAACTAGGTGTTCACGCTTTATGAATAATACTTTTGCCATTATTTACCGTAATTTGGATGGTGTCCATTGTCTTTCATATCAGTTGGTGCTTTGCTTACCTCTTCTGGGTTTTTAGGTAGTTTAAAACCGCTTCGCACCGCTTGATTTACATTGACAAACTTTGTTCCTGCTAAGGCATCCCCTCCGTAGGGTTCGCCATCTTTAGTTAATTTCTTTTTATAGATCCTGCGTTCCCATCTGTGGTGGCAGTTCACGCCACCTTTGTATTTAAAGATGGAGTAGTTTCTACCCTTATGCCCATGCGATTTGTTTACGCCCTTTGCCGATAGAAATCCTATATCCTCTTTGCGGTAAACTTTGTTTCCTTTAAGCATACTCTTACAAAAAGATCTAGTTTCCCCCTTAGCACTCTTGCTAGTGCCTTTTACATAGGCATAGCGAACCTTGTACAGCTCACTATCTTGTGATGAATCATCTCTTGCAGATAGGCTCACTAGACCGTTGAGGTAATTCTCAACATCAAAATCCTCTGGCTCATCTTCAGTAGATTCCTCATCTACATCAATAAGCTCATATTCATTTTCTAGCGGTTCATCTTCACCCACCTGCTCAATAAAATTTTCTAGATCAAAATCAGAGGATAGATCTACATGATCTTCACATGGCATGAATTTGCCATTGGGCATCTCATGGTAGCCTACGCATCCAATCGTAGAGGCATAAGCAATAGCCTCTTCTTTAGTGTCAAACGATGGCATCTCAGCAAGGTTAGATTTTAATGGAACACAGTTCGGTACTTTCTTACCGTTCTTCATCTTCATTCCTATCATCTCGTAACCTGCCTCACATGGGTTATCCTCATTTAATTTAGTGCATCCGCAATCCTTAGAGAATTTACGCCCAGTTTCCTCTTCTTTAGTTTCAGCATCTAGATTGTCATAATCCATGAACTCTAGAGGCTGTAAAGTTTTAAAGTATAGGTTCAGAGTGATCTGATTAAATGTCAGAATATCATCTATTGCATCTAAGACCAATTCTTGAGTGCTACGGATCACTGTGTTTTGAAATAACAGTGATGCCGTTTTGATCTCATCAGCATTAGATCCCATACCGCTACTATCCTTGATCCCCAAAAGGAATGGACTGGTAATGCGGTGTGCTACCATTAGTTTTTCTCTGGCTTCTTCACTAAGGAACTCGTATTGACTAGAGGCATCTGATAACTGGACTGGCTCAATAGAGGCTTGAGTATCTGCACTGTCATTGAACGCAAGGATGAATTTCCCTGCATTGCTTGAGCCACTAAATTTGTCAATAATCTTGTTCTCAATGATTGCTCTTTCCTCATCTGATGGAACTCCGTTGTTAAAGTTAATCAGCATGGATGGGTGCAACCCCGAACGCACATTATTGATATGGAAATTAGCTACCTCAGCTTCAAGCTCTGCATACTGCAACCCTCCTTGATAGTCTACTGGTGAATAGTAATAGAAACCTGCTCTGTATGGCTTGATACAATAGATCTCAATTTTATCACCCTGCTCACCAAAGCCAAACGCAGGAATGCGCTCTGGCTCATATCCCTTTTTACGGATCTTGCTCCAGTCTTTAGAATACCAGAATGCTTCAATTTCCCCATCTTCATTACATTTTTCCATGCGTAATGTTTCTACTGGGAAATGTTCCACCTGCGCTACTTGCGATTTGTCATCATTGTAGATCACTTGAAATGTCGCTTGACCTAATGCCTTAATATCAAAGCAAATCCTGCGTAAACAGTGTTTGCTAAACATACTGATCATCTGGGCGTATTGATCTGGTCTACGGTTGGCATCAGTTGCTCCGATGCCCTTACCATAGATCAACTCAGTTACACCATTTATGATGGCATTATTAGTTGCCGATCCATGATACTGTGAGATCAAGTAGTCATAATACAAGTTATCATCACCATACTCAACCCATGACTTGCGATTATCTTCTTTAGCTTGGGGAGTGGTGTAATTGCTTAGATTTACTATTCTTATTTTACTCATCGGTATAAATATCCATTACTACTGCTTTCTTTTTCTGTGTATGTGTCCTCTATTGTGGTGTATTTCTCTAGATCAGTTTGATCAGTACAAAACATTTTACCTCTGTATATCTCCTTATAACTGTCATTAACATCTTGCACTATCAGTGTGTAAAATGTACCCTCATTCATAAAGCCAGATGGCATAGTGCCAATCTGTGATTCTATGAAATTGTGCGTTACATCCACTACTTGTGAACTCACAAAGGAATTTACCACCTCTTTGGTTTCCTCATTAGTTATAGAAAATTGGACAGCTCCAGTAGGAAACTGTCTAGGCACTACTTTTATCTCGTGCGGATATTGTGTTGTTATAATGTGCATACTTATATAACCAGAAAACGGTGTATCTGTTACCAAAAAAAAGGGATGCCCGAAAGCACCCCTCTAACCAAACACACAAAAAAAAGACTAGAACAGCCTTATGAGTTAGATCCGCTAGTTACTGATGGAGTTGTAGTCAATCCTGCAAATGGATCAGCCTCTGTTGCTCCCTCTAAGAAATTAGCAGGTAATTGCTCCTGCGCTGATAAGGTTAAAGTGTAACCACTCATATCACCCATACCTGCACCAGTTACAATAGATCCACCAGTTACCTCTGCACCATGCTCTACACCCATTACGAATGCATTGCCGTTGTAATCATGTACTACTACATGTGGTCTACCGTAGGATAATAATTTGATTTCTTTGTGATCCTCTTTAGATAACTTAGTCAAAGATAAGTTCAGAGTTTGCTCAAAGAATGTTGTACCGTTTTCTCGGCTTGAGGTGATCGCTTGTTCAAAGCTAGATCCACCTTTAAGCTCGTATTTGAATGCTGTGATCGTACCTAGATCATCAATAACATCCGTATTTGTTGAATCATAGGTAGCGGTAGCTCCATAGTTAATGAAATAGACAGCTTTAATACCACCTACAACATCCTTACAAGGAACAGCTCTACCTATCGTTAAGTTACATGCCATGCTTTATATTTTTTTGGAAAGAAAAAAGGCGGACAAGCAATCGCTCACCCGCCTTTAATCAATAATTAAACCTTGTTATTCTTATGATGCCAAAGTGTACAGCACACATTCCTGCGATACCCCATAGTTCACCCCTGCGGTGAAACGCATTACGATGCGGACATTTTGATCACCTAAAGATTCCGCAGTGTCAATTACGCGGACTTCATTATGGTCAGACATCAAACCAGTACCGAAATACAAGTTCTCTCTACGCGCACAAACCATGTGATCTTCTGGCATACCTGCACAGACAAATAATGGAATACCCTCGTAAGATAACTGCGCTCCGTTTCCGTACCACATTGATCCTTTACCCTCTAAACCGTTTGCACCTACACCAGATGCTCCGAAACCGTTTAATGAACGGATGTATAGTTGAGCAACTTTCTTTGGTACATAGATCGCTAGATCCTCAGCACCGTAAACAGCTGATGGGATAGCATCTACTACCTTAGCTAATTCAGCTTGAATAGTTCCAGATGCAAAAGCAGTTTCAGTTGTAGTAGCATCTACTACTGCGCTATCCGCTGCCATCAATACTGTCAAACCATCAAACTCACCTGCGTTAGCATCAACGCCACCCCAGATGTTTTGCTCCATTTTCTCAGCTACTTTAGCTGATACATGACCGATCAAGAAATCAGCAAATGATGGAGGCAGTTGATCGTAAGCTGAATAGCCCATCTCAACACTTTCCCAGTCGTTTCTAAAATCTTTGCGACACAAAGTAAGATTTACTTCATATTCAGAGGGCTGAAGCACACGCTCTGTAAGCGTTACTTGAGATTGATCAGAGTAATCACATGATGCATCTTTCACCAATGCATTTGTGCTTAATACTTTCAATGTTTCCTTGAACTTAATGTTCGGCTTAACAGTGATTCCGTTGCCTTCAATAGTGTCCGCACTCAAAAGAGATGCAGAAATGTATTTTCCAGCAAATTGACCAGCGTAACTGGTCGTAATACTCGTAGACATAATTTAGTTATTTATGTTTTTATTAAAAAATTATCGTTTTATTCTATCTGCAAATGCAGTGATATTCTGTAATCTAGATGAACGCCAGTTATCAACCAGATCATCATGAGTAGAATTTACAGCATCTACTAATTCTTTAGCATCATCATACTGATCAAACACATCTTGCGGATCTAGACCTAAACCCTTAGCTGATTCTTCTACTTTAGCTAAAAGTTCTGCCATTTCATCAGCACCATCTTTAGCATACATCATCTGTGAGTTAATGATCATCTCATCAATGATGATCATAATATCAGATAGTTTCTCTTCTTGCTCATCAATGATCTCATAGGTAAAGTAGCTCTGATCCATTTGAGCAGATTCTACCTCATTATATAAACGCTCTAGATCATCAACTATGCTCAACTTTACATTGCGCTTAGTTAATCCTAGATTAGTTCCTTTGCGCTTATTTTTGGACAGTTCCGCCCAGATCTTTTGTACTTGTTTACTCATGCTTAAAAGTTCAAGTTGGTTAAACGGAATAAGAGAGGGTTTTCTTTGTCTAGTTTAGACCATCCATTATCCCACAATCTTTGTGCATCCTCTAGCTCACTTTTGGCATCATCAAACTCATCGTACAACTCGTTAGCATCCATGCCTAAATCGTTAGCCTTAGCCTCTAGGGTATCTAGCTTTTCTTTAAGCTCATCAATAAACACATACAAACTAGATGCCTCGCTATTGACAATGATGTTATCTAGATCTGATGCAATTTTGTATAGCTCATCCTCTTTCTCTGGAGCAAATTCATCTACAATGTAAGATGCTTCACTGTATGCAGTCTCTAGGTACTCACGCTGATTTGCAATTTCTTGCATGATGTTAAGTGCTACCTTACGCTTGTTAGAGCTGAGGTTAGTACCCTTTTTGCCTTTGGACAGTTCTGCCCATACTTTCTGTACCTTTTTCATCTTATCTTAATTCTAAACCATGAATACCAAACTCACTCGTACTGTACTCATCCTCTAACTGGGCAATAGCCTCCTCCATCGCTGAGATGTTCTCTGCCAATTCATCGTAGGAGGGTAGCATATCAGATGGATCTAAACCTAAATCTTTAGCTGACTGCTCTACTTTCTCAATAGTTTCATAGGCTACTTCAATAAGTTGCTCGTACATAGCAACTCTAAAACCACCAAATACCTCTTGCGCTCTTTCTAGAGCCTCTTGGTAATCGTAATTTACCTGCGCTAAATCATCAAAGTTACCCTCAAGTTCGCTAATACCCTCACTGAGAGATCTTGATAGCTCACGCATATCATCTGCTACATTGAGCTTTACATTTTTACCTCTAGCAGTTTTGCTAAGGTTGGCATGTCTGCCTCTTTTTTTGTCTAGTTGCTCCCAGACCTTAGCGATACGATTCATATTACTGTGCTAGTTTTGCCATTACGCGATCCAAAGTAGATCCGCTTTTATCAGCTTTACCTAGATCTAAAGGTTGTGCAGTCTTAGCCTCTGGCTTGTGGCGCATCGGCTTACGAGCAGGTTTCTTGCTCATTGCTACTTCCTCTTCTTTTTTCTCTTCTACCACATCTTCAGCCATCTCTTTAACGATCTCTTCAACCATCATCTTGATCTCATCAACCACTTGAGCTAACTCTTCTTTGGTAACATAGTTAAGCTGTTCAGCAGGTGCTTCTTTCTCTTCATCTTCACTAGCCTCTACCTCTTCAGCAGGTGCTTCTTCAGCAGGTGCTTCTGCATCTGCAATACCAGAAATGATGCCCTCTTCAGTTACCTGCAAGATCTTACCATCAGCCATAGCATATTCACCTACTGGTAGTGCTACTTTCTCGCCATCCTCTGTAACAATAAATACTTCTGCTCCTGCTACGAACTCATCCGCTTCAATTACAGTACCGTTCTCTAGTGTTTCCTGCGCTAAAGCCACCTCCATGTTTAGGAGTGTCATAATGCGCTTCAATGTTTCTTGACTTTTAGCCATGTCTATTATAAAATTTAATTCTTGCTATATACTGAATTACTTGAATCCATATATATAGAACCTTGTTTTTGCTATTTGTTACCTTTTTGACTTTCTCGGATCTTTTTGTCAGCCCATGATTTGGCTGACTTACCACCCCAGAGTAAATAACTAATGTAGCCACATGAATTGGTATCTCCATTATCATAATCCTCTTCAGCTCTTGCTAAATATGAACTCATGCGTTTTATCGTTTCCATGCTGACTGGTCTACCTGCCTCAAGATCCGCTCCTCTTTTTTTGCCCACATCGGTCGCGCACTTGTTGCCGTTTTTCTCGTTAAGATCTCTACCCCTCTTAGCGTTATTGCGTACCGATTTGGGGTAATCACTAAATGATTCTAGTTCAGTACGCTTACCCTTTTTTGTTCTACGATCTTTTTTAATGATAGCTCTTACTTGAGCCAGTTTGCGTTCTGCCTCCTGCTCTTTAGCTAGGTTTACTTTATCTACAAAAAAGCCTTCAATACTAAAACCCTTGACCTTACCAGTTTTTACCCAGTCATTCCAGATCTCATCATTATTCACTTTCATGCTGACCATCCATGTGCCGATGGGCAGATCCATACCGTATAGTTTGCTCTTATCTTGCGATCCCTCAATGATCCAACTTTCAACCACTGTAAGCCCTTCAATATCCACAGCATGTTCCAGTGTAGCCTTGCTTTGGTTTCCGTTCATTAGGAACAGCTCAGATGCCTTACGCACTGTTTCCTTAGAGAAATATATATGGTATTCTTGATCACCATCCCTGCGGTAGATCATCTTGTTAGGGATCAGTGCAGATCCCATCAGTATTTTTTTCTCTTGATCTACTGTTGCTAGTTGCAGTTCTTTCTGCTTATTGAGTGCAATAAAATCCTCTTCAATAGCAGGATCTTCTACTATGCTGATGGCTTGTATGCCAGTAGCAAATGCCTCTTCATCTAAAATCAGTTCAATTATATTCATTATCCAAAACTTGCGTTACTTACTTTCTTTCTATCTAGTTCTTGCTGTGAGCTTACATCTGATCCTACTACATAGGCTTTAACTGGCTCTTTATTGCCCATAGACTGTGCCAGTTGATTAACACCGCTTGAGCCTACTACATTAAACGATGGTGATCGCTGAGGTGCGGTTA